GCTGCTACGCGCAAGTCATCACCTTGGGACCAGTTAAAACGTACTGGCGTAACCAGGCGACCGTGATAAGTATGAACCCCACACGACTCCCGATAAAAATCATCGAGGGTATAATGGGACTTATCACGGTTAATCACTAACCCTACACTTTCGTATAAGGAGATAACTGACGACACAGCATTAGGCGATACGATAATATCATCGCCATAGACCGTAAAGCAGTCACCGGGTTCTTCAACAGCGGCCCGTACCAGCGATGCAAACAAAATCGTCTGGAGCGGAAAGCAAAAACCGTTACCCATACCACAGAATAAGTGGAAGGGCACGATCTCACCACAACTGTCGATGTACCGCCTACTCCTAAGCAGGTCCAATAAATGGAACCACTCCGGAGGAAGGAGCAACTCTACCAAAGAAATGCTAAGAGAATTACTAGCATCCTTAAGGTCAAGAGTTGCGTTCGGGTACACAGCTAGTGATTGGTTGATGGATTGATCATACAGGTTGAACCCGTATGGCCGGCCGAAACGCGAAGATCTACGTTCCAATCGGCGGCGAAGGTACTCACCGACCCCGTTCTGAACATAACTGTTCAAAGCAGGTTCAATAGTGATTACCCTGGCCTTAGTCTCATCTTTTGGGACACACTGCAATTTGGCATTATCGATACAAAAAACCGTCGGGCCCGAAAGGCTTGAAAACGGTGCATCGTTGCCATATAAGAGACGAGAAAGTCCCGTTTCAGACAGCAGTGCCGGTGCAAATGGAGCAAGCTCCTTTGTTATTGTAAGACTTCTAGTCTTCGACAGCTCATCATTCTTTGACCCACGGCAGACGCCAGGGCCGAAGTAACTTAGAGTGAGGATTTCATCAAGGACCGATTTGTCGAGACGACCTAAGTATTCACGTACATAACGCCTTGCCAACCTGAGATGGGTCGGCGCAGTAAAGCGAAGTGTACGGTTTAAAGATCGATTAACAACTTCTCTTTCCGAGAACGCTTTATAGGCGTTCGATTTTGCAACCTCGTAACCACCAATTTGACTGAACTTTTTCACGACGTGAGTCGCTAATAAGTTTTTATCGAAATCGGGGATTAAAAGGGTGTTGCTCGGATGAACAACTTGCTTCTTACGGAGTTCAGAGAAGGGTCCTTCGGCGACTGCCCAATTAGATACTAAACTTCTAGTATCTGTGAAGAGAGATCTATCTTTCTTCATGCTGTTTCTCCTAGCTAGATTAACGGACAAATGTTAGAGCATTGATCGCTTCCTGAAACTCAGGAGCCGCCATTACCTCATCGAGGATAGGCGGAAGATCGATGTCAGATATCTGTCCATAGCCGGGAGTTGCAGCGACGACAGTCATAGGGATCACGTTATCTTTAGTAACTATATAATTACCGAGAAACGTACCTAACAAGTCGAACGCAGGTATTTGGACTTTCGTC